CTTTTTCTAGAGACCGCTGAACGTATTTGACTTTCCGACATTCTTCTAGCTTTTGCAAGCGGAACACATTTTGGATATTTTCTTTTTGCATCTTTCTTTTGTTTTGATCTTCCACATTTTGCAAAAGATCCATCTTTTCTTTTAGATCCAATATCAACCCAATTTTGTTTGAACCAATCGTCTAGACCTTTTTTAGCCATGACTTTAGAAAACCTTTGTTATTTTTCTTCTATTTGACATGATTGCGCCACATCCTTTTGCGACGCCTCCTCTTTTTAATCCTTGTCTAGACTCTAATATTTTATTTCTTAATCTTCTTTTTTCTCGGTCTGAGTCTTTTTCAAATCCTGTAAATTTTTTTGGCATTTTTCTTAGTTCTTTTAAAAATAAGTCTCGTTCTGTAGGTGTTTTAGGTTCTTTAGAAACTCTTTGCATACTTTTTTCCATAGAAACTCTTTTGTTTTTTACCATGTCTTCTAAGTCTTTTATTTTTTTTACTTGATCTTTAGTAAAACCTTTCTCCATCATGCCTCCATTTTTTTTACCTTGTCTTCTTAATCTTTCAGCAGCCTCTGCTACTCCACCACCAGCTTTGTAAACTCTACCGCCCATCGCTTTTGGTTTAGCTCCTCTAAAATCTTTTCTTTTCAAACCTGAAGGGTCTTTAATTTTACCTGCACAGATTTTACTCGCGTAGGCATTCGCGTATGCACTAGGGTACACCTTAAATTTTCTTTTCGCTGCAGCTTTACCTCTAGGACAAAGTTTAGTCATTAAACTTTTCCTCCTTTTTTAAAATCAGACTTACCTTTCATATCTCTATCTGGAAGAGCTTTTTTATCTTTTCTAATTTTTTTAACGGCACTCTCATAACGTTTATCAAATTCTTTATCTAATTTAATTATCTGTGAGGGTTTCACTCCTTTTTTAAAAAGATTTTCTTTTATTTTTTTGTGTTTATCATAAATTTTTTTTTGAGTATCACCTCTTCTTATTCTTCCCTCAATTTCTAACCCTCTCATGGGATGAAAACCTTTAGGTATATTTATCGTGCTTGTTTTTTTAACTTGACCTCCTTCATCATATCCTTTGGGAGATACCTGTTTATTATATAGCCTGTTAACCATTTTTATTTTTTCTTTTTACACATACATTGTTTAATACAAAGTATTTTACACAAAACGTTTTTTATGACTGATCTAATTTTTTCTAACATTACATTTTACCTTTATTTTTTTTCATTTTATTCATCATGAATTTTCTAAGACCTGGGTTTAATTTAGCCATGCCACCTTTTTTCATACCAGTAGCTTTTCCAAGATCTTTGGCACCTTTTCCATCAGCTGCAAAAAATGGAACTTTTTTTCCACCCTTCATAACCATTTTAAGTTTGCCACCTTCTTTCATCATAGGTCGTTTCATCATTCCACCCCCCATTTTACCTAAACGTTTTGCCCCTTTAGGTTTTCTTATTTCTTTAAATTTACGAATATAATCCGCATATGGATCTTTTACTGGTTTAGCGCGTTTAGAAGCTCCACCCTCTTTCATCATAGATCGTTTCATCATCATGCCACCACCCATCATTTTTACCTTACCACCTTTTTTGTAGCCAGGAACTTGTTTATTATGTCTTTTATTTGCCATTATTTTTTGCCTCCGTTTTTAAATATTTGTGTCCCCTTTATACCAAAAATACTAGCCACGACAAGGATCCATAAATTCGTAAACCATTTTGGAAGGTTAGAAAAATATTCAAAAAACAGTTCCACCTTCTGCATTGCAGCTGGATCATCACTAATCACAGCCCATGCAAGCACTATAATCGGGATTGACAACAGGATCAAGACAAATTCGTCTTTCCAATCATTTTGTCTAGCCTCTAATAACTTACCTTGATAAGCCTCTTCACCACGAGCCATACGTTCGGCGTGGAGGAGCTGGGCATCAGACATCGCTATCTTAGTTCTTTGTCTATTTTGATAAATTTTAGACCCTGTTTGTATTGCCATCTTGGCGAAACCAAACCATGCCATGTTATGCCTTACCTTTCTGCTTAATACCTGCTCTATTTAGAGCGATAGCTATTGCTTGTTTACGATTTTTAACCTTTTTTTTAGATTTTCCAATATTTAATTTACCTTTTTTAAATTCTCTCATAACTTTTGCTACTTTTTTCTGTTTTTTATCAACCATAATTAGTCCTCTTTTCGAATAATAGAAATATTACTAGGAATACTGTCTGTTGAAGGTATTGTTTTGCTTAAAATTGTTTTTTGAATTGAAGTATTTGCTCTAAGTTTAGCTAATTCTTCATTTTGTTCACGTTTCTCCTCTACATTCATCTGATTCATCATCGCTCTCATCTTATCTAGGTTAATTTTTTCTTCACCTTCCATTCTTTTTCTTTCATCATCACGTGCTCGAAGGTCTAATTCTCTAGATCTTAGTTTTGCAATAGGATCATTGTCAAATTGTGAAGTAATTTTTTTCTCTTCCTTCATAAATTCATCCATCATTTCTGCAATCAACACAGCTTTTCTAGATTCTATTTTTTCTGTTAACATTTTTACCTGCATTTGCATTTCAGGATTAATCATCGCTTGTGGATTTTGTTGCATCATCATTAATTCTTGTAACTCAGTTTTAAATTCTAACTGAATTTGTTCTTGAGCCATAATCGAAATGTGCTCGAGTATGTTTTTCTCTAACGCAGCCATAACGATAGGTGCATTTCGTGCCATGTTAGTTGCCATAAAATTTAAATGCGAAGTAATATGGGCTCTGTGATCTTGACCCGGGAACGCTTGAAATGGCACAGCACCGATTGCATCGATATGTTCTAACGCTGGATCTTTTGGAACAGGGATTGGCGGTGGTTTTAAAATGGCATCAATGTTTTTTACACCAAGAGCTTCATACATGTGTCGGTAAACTTGATACATGTTATGTATATTAGGATTAGATTGTGCCAGTTGCATTTCCGTCTGCGCAAGGGAGATACGCTGCGTCTGTGAAAAAATGTTCGGGTCTGCAACTGGCAAGATATCAACTCTGTCATCAAAGTCAGCTTGTTTGATAACACGTTGCCCACCTACCACGTCATAGGGGTATTCTGCTGGTAGGTAAAGTTTGAAAACTCTTGCTAATAAATTAAATTCTACTTTGAGTGATGCATACAATCTTTTATGGATCGCCGACATGACACGGCTTCCTCTTTCTAAGAGAGCCACGGTCGTGCCCACAGCTGCTCCTTGATTCCCATCACCCACTTGCAAGTCCGCTATTGAAGCAAAGCGTTGACCTGCTTGTACTACGACCCCCATTAAATTCAATAGTGTCTGAGATGGTTCCTTGTAAGGTAACATCATAAACGCATCTCTAATGTTACCACCCGGTGCATCTACATCTCTAAATTCTCCTGGTTGTATTGACTGTGCATCATCTCGTATTCTAATACCTCGTTGTTTAAAACCTGCAGGTAAATTAGATAAAGTTCCTGCATCTAATAATTGTCGTAACGCAGCGGTGGCTGTTCTAGATAACCCACCAATCATATGTATTAAACCAAAACCATAAAATCCTAATCCTGGTAAAAATTTAAAATGCACAAAATAAGATATTCTTTTTTTCTTAATATCACCTATTTCAAAATTTCTTCTAATGGATAAGACTTGTCCTGATGCTTCTTCAATAGTTACAATGTAAGGTATTTTAATTCCTGTAGGCTCTCCTTCAACACTTACATCTTCAAAACCTTCTAAATCTAATTCTGTGTGAACTTCTAATAAAGTAAACACATTTCCTTCTTTTGTTTTTCTTTCACCTGAGAGTTCTCTTTCTTTTTTCTCTGCGTCTGTTTCATTCATAGGTCCTGGCATTAATTCTATATCTCTGTAAAAACCATTCACTTGTTGTTTTCGTAAATCATTTTCTGACATACGAACAACATGAATAATTGATTCTGCTTCTTCTAAAGTTGTTGCAGAATAAGGAACCACTAAATCATCGGCAGGGACAAACTTAGAAACAGCTTTACCTTCAACTTCATCGTAGTAAACTTTTTTAAACGCAGATCCTGCAAGAGGTAAATAAAATAATAATTGGTCAAAGTCTGGTTCGTAATCTGTAATGTTGTTCATGATTTCATAGTTCATGAAATCTTTTACACGTCTTGCTTGTTGTTCTTTAACTGGATCCTGCACTCCTAAAATTTGTGTTCTTACAGGACCATCAGCAGGTAATAATTCCTTGTACGCCAAAGCCTGAAACTGGGTCACGGCTTCTGCTAACACAGGGTGGGTTGCACCTGACGCACCTCTGAAAGGTTCGGTTCTAGAATCATATTTGAATCCTAATAAATCAAGTCCACTGGTATAAGACTTCTCCCATTCTTTTCTGGACATTTTATAATCACGATAATTATTCATCAACACTGACGATAATCTTCCTAACACATCATCAGGTAAAAGTTCTGCAAGGTTTGCGAAATGCCCAGAGTCTTGTCCGGGGTTCATGGCACTTGGTTCAAAATTAATGTCTACACTACCATCTTCATTTTGTTGAACATCAACAGGAGGCTTTTCTTCAAGAGCCTGTTCTGTTTCTTTTTCTGCTTCTACAACAGCTTCTTCAGTATCAAGATTTATTTCTTGTCTTACGTTTGGTAATGATTTGTCTATTTCTGCCATATAGTTTCCCTAATCTTCTCGTTGTATTCTTTTTTTTAACAATATTCAAGCCTTGTGGGTTGGGTCCTCGTAGAGGTGGTGGCCCTGATTTCTTGCCTATCATTTTCCTTGATCTCTTCTTTTTTTACGAAGATTTTTTAAATATTTTTTAGTGTCCTCTAGTCCAGGTTTTGGTTTAATTTGAATAGGAAGTTGTCCACCTTTTAAAATAGCTCCACGACCTCGTTTAGATATATCTCCCATTAATAATACGTTCTCCTCGCTTGTTGCACAGGTTCATCTAAATAATCCTCTGGGTGACTAATTAAACCTCCCTGTCTAAATCGCATAACAGCTTGAGTCATGGAATCGACCAAGTCATCATGGTCTCCATGAGGAAAAGCTGCACACTCTTCAATTACCTCTTGTGCAAACTCTTTATGAGTGGGCGCCCATATGCATCCACTTTCAAATAGAGGTGCAACTGAGTTAACTCTTGTATGCTTATCATTCCCTTTACTCGGTGTAAAGTTTAAAACAGGGATACCCATTTTACGCCTTTCCCCTCTCCCCCTTC